GTCTTTTTTTATCAAACACATCACTTGCTATATAATCAATATTATCATAGTGACTAAACAACCTATTTTTAGATATGCTTATAGCATGATCATCTAAATCAATTATTGTAATTCGTTTTACATGTTTAAAAAACGGAACTAATATACTACCGTACCAGCCGCCCAAAATTACAATTTCGCTATTAGTATCTACAAATTGATTAACATGTTCTACTATCTTTTCTTTTGCTTTAAATTGATTTGGGCTATAAGAATCTAGTAACGTTGGATTGTTCCTAGCTTCAGCCATAATATTTTTAAATAGTTGTAAATCTATCATTTGCTAACCATCTTATTATCTATTACAAGTATATCAATTGCAGTTTCTTCATAAGTTTCATATGCTTCGTATGGAGTTTCAACAATAGGTTCTTGGCAGTTAAAACTAGTATTCAGTAACATTGGAATTCCAGTGATTTTATAAAACTCATTTATAAGATCATAAAACTTTTCATTTTGTGTTCGATTAACTGTTTGTATTCTTGCTGTACCGTCGACATGTGTTACACCTGGAATCTTGTCTGACTTAACTGGCATAATCCTACTCATGTATGGACTTGGCTGATTAGTATCAAAATATTCTTGATAGTGTTCTTCTAACACACTTGGAGCAAACGGTCTAAAGTCTTCACGCTTCTTAATGGTAGTATTAATAATATTTTTAATATTAGGATTACGAGGATCAGCAAGTATACTACGATTTCCTAATGCTCTATTTCCACTTTCAGATAACCCTTGGAACCATCCAACAATTTTTCCATCAGCAATACTTTGTGCAACTTTCTTTATATCTAAGTCAATAAAATTATCAGATAGCACATAATCAAAATGTTTACCTGATGCTGTTTTAGGTAAGTGTATATTTTTGTTTAATACATAATCGGCATGCATATATGTTCCAATAGCTTGTCCTTCATCGCCAACTGCTGGCGGAACATGGACATTTGTATAATGCTTAGTAAACATTTCATTCATATAGCCATTGTACGCAACGCCGCCTGCTACACACAAGTTGTCGCATGTTTTTAAAGGATATACATATTTCTTAATTAAATCTTCGGTTACCCATTGTAGTGTATAAGCAACATCTTCTTTTAAATGTCTATCTAAAACTTTCTTTGACCATTCTGGTAGTGTAAAGTCATTGTTCATGTAATAGTCAATCAAAGCATGTATTTGATAATCGTACTGACCGTAACCTGCTAGACCCATAACTTTGCCGGCACCTAAATAACCAAATCCTAAGTCTTGTGATAGTCTGTTCCACAATCCACCAATTGATAGTTTATCTGATAAGTCATGTATGTGTCCATTCTTGTCAATAAACACACAATTAAATTTCCAACCTCTACCGTCAATGGCAAGTATATCTGATTGTTTATATCCAGAACTTAAAAAAGCGTATGCGGCATGACTTTGATGATGATCAATATAATAAAAGTCTTGTCCTTGGCAATAGTCCCATAAGTTAGTAGGTTTAAAATTTAGAAATTCTGTTGTACCGAACTTTTCTTCAATAAGATCAATTACGAATTCTTGTCCAAGATTAGATACTGTAAAACATAATAGCTCGTCTTCTGTCTTTATATACTGTTTAAAGAATTCTCTACTAGGTTTGCTATCATGCGGATCTGTGTTTAAGTTATGCTTCCTACGAGTATGTCTTTCAACTTGTACATGTGTTTCTCCATTATAAGTATTATGGTCATGCATGTTTAGTGCTACAGAAAATAATTTCATTTTATTTCCTCTAATGCTATTTTTTCTAATATTGCGAGTCTACGTCCTTTTGGGCGAGGAGGAATAATGTCCATACATGCTGTACAATAATTTTCAAACTCAAATAAATCATGTTCCATCATTTTAGTAATATTTTCTACTGTGATATCAAACTCACGTGATCCGTTAATTGCTTTTCTACTACAATGTCTAATCTTTCGGATTTCAAAATCAAACACAGGTACTTGAGGAAACTTAGCACAAATACGTCTTTCTAATTCAGGTGCTTGTACAAGTTCGTGATCACTAAAGAAATCAGGCGAACGTGAATTATATTCTTTAAATTCTGTATTTTTATGATCAATATGACTTATATCGTGCTTGTCTCTATATGCGAAATAACCTGGTGTTTCAATAATAAGATTGTAGTTGTTTAAATCGTTAGGTTCAAACCAATCATAGTTTCCTAATTTTTCAATTTTATCTTCGTAAAAGTCTAATATTAAGTGTTCAATATAGATGACTTCAGGATCTTCAAGTATGTGTGGATAAAACTTACGTACTAAACTATTAGATAATACTTGTGGAATTAGATTAGGATATTTTTTAATTTCTGCTATAATCTCATCTAAGTTTTTAATAAGTCCGGGTTCGCCGCCTAATAAACAGATACGTGTTTTGTAAGGAGCAAGTCCCTTTAGAATAGTTCTTACTAAGTCCATATCAGTGTCTAAGTAACGCATTTCTAAAGTCCAGGCAGTACAGTAGTGACAACTTTTATTACATGACTTAGATAGATAAAAGTCTACTGTTCTATATTCTGATCCTTTTAATTCTTCAAGTGTTATCATATTATTCGTCAGTTTCTTTCAAATGATATTCTATAATATCCTCTAGAGGAGGTTTTGTTTCTGCTCCTCGTACAGCCCAGGACTCTAAATTATCAATGTTCGTAGCAAGAATATCTTCAATGTTTGCTTTATAGCCAATCTGTGCCACCATAATAGGCATTTCTTTAATGTAAGGCAAAGCACTCCAATCTATACCAGAACCTTTGTTGGTGTCTTTACGATACTCATCTTTTCTGTCATCGCTAAACCTTATCCAGTTCCATTCTGGGAATGATCTTATATAACTAATCTGTAAGTCATTTTCTAAACACTGGCTAGCAAGTACCTTTAAAAACATGCCAACTTCAACACAGGCAAGTTTAGTATTAGTAGGTCCACGAAATCGTTCATCTAGTTGTGTAAATCTTTTTTCTCCGTCTTTGTATTTCTCTCCGTGTCTTACTACAAAATTATTTGGTTCACACTTTCGCAATTCGAATATCAGCACCCAAGGTGCTTTGTGATTTGGATGAGGGGCTTCTTCCATCTGCCATTGATTTACTGATCCGTTTTTAAACAAAGCACAAATTTTGCCTACTGTGTGAATATCTTTGTTATTGTTAGGACCAATAATATGAATCTTAAATGGAAATAAATTTTGCTTAGAAGGAGCCACATCAAAAGTTGTTTCAATAAGACTGTGGATAAGTTCCTTACTAGGAATACGTTCTTGATCCCAGGCCCATCTTATTTGTCTGCGTTTTTTAAAAAGTTCGTATATTTTTGACACGTTGATTCCTTAATTTCAATCTATAAAGCATTTTTTACATTGTTAATAATACTTATTACTTCATCCTCAGTAAGCCAAGCATGAATGGGCAACGACAAAACAGTATCAGATGCCGTCTTAGACTGCGTACAAGCGTCACTCCTGCACTCTAAGTTGGCATACATACTATTTGCACTTAACGGTGTTTCGTAGTGTATACTGGCACTTAGAGCAGTTTTTACACGTTTCCTTGTGTCTTTGTCTTTGAAACGGACTACATATTTGTGGTAGTTATGGTTAAGCCCATTTGACATTGTTTGTGTTACCACAGGTAAATCACTAAATGCTGTATTGTATTCTTGTGCTATTTGTTGTCTGCGTTCTTGATTACGTTCAGCATGTCTTAATCTTAAATTAATAATTTCTGCATTCAACACATACATACGACTGTTATATCCTAGTATACTAAAGTCTTTGTCTTTGCCATGGCGTCTAATCATTTTTACACGACGAGCAATATCTTCGTTGTCTGTTAATACAACTCCTCCACCATTGATGCCAGCAATAACTTTGTTGCTATTGAAACTGTATACTGAACAGTCTCCAATAGTACCTGCCTTTATATTATGTAAACTACTACCCAAACTTTGTGCGGCATCTTCAATAAACAATATATCTTTGTCTTTACAAAATTGTTGTATCTCTGTAGTATCAGTCATGTTACCAAATAGATGTGGATAAATTATTGCTTTTACTTTATCACTGTACATACGTTTAACACTATCTAAACTAATGTGATATGAATCTAAATCAATGTCACAGAACACAGGAACAGCGCCTACCATACTAGCACAAGCTGAACTTGAAATCCAACTAAAATCTGTTACTAGCACTTCGTCGCCTAGACCAATGTTGTGTGCTAGTAGTGTAAAATGAAGAGCGTCTGTAGCACTTGCTACACTAACACAATGTTTACGCCCAACACGTTCAGCAAAACTACTTTCAAAGTCCTCATTATTTTCATAATTTGTTTGACTCATGAAACGATCAAACACTTCTAAATAGTCTTGTTTGTTTTCTTGATATTCTCTATCCCAAGCATCATATGCTGTCATGCTGTGTTCCTTTGACTATTATCAACAAAATTAAAAATATCCTCAAATGGAGCATCAGTATCGGTTTTTAATCTTTCTGGATGGTAAAACTGCCATTTATATTTTTCAGCTTTTCCAATAGTTTGTATAAGGTCAGGGTAAAAATCTATGTAGGGGAAATCTTTCCAGTCTTCCATATTTCTAGGAAGACAAACTGTATACGAAGAATCCCATCCTCTGTCTAATACAGCACCGGTTACTGTTTTAGCAAGCATACCAACTTCTATGGCATTAGAAGGTCTATTACGTGTATCAATAAATGTTGGATCTTCTAATTGCCATTTTGATTTTTCTCTTTCAAAGTTTTCTTTATGAAAAGGGTTTGGTGGTGCTATTCTAGGAGTGTATATAATAGTGTAAGGAGCACTTAATATATGATAAAGTCCGGGGTTAGATGTATAGGCTTCGTCACTGTCGCCAAATTCTTCTTCGTCAGTTCGAATTTTGTTACCTTCGCACATATTCCAAAGTTTTCTGCTTCTTGCCTTATTAGGTCCTAGTATATGTGCTTTGTATGCATATGCTTTTTGTTTAGATGTAACAAGAGGATATGCGGTTTGCAGTATTTCAAAAATTTCAGCTTCTGTAGGTATTACATCTTCACAGTATTTCCATACATGGGCTCTGCGTGAAAGAGAATCTTCAATCATAATATTAACTCCATGGTGCCTGACGCCAGTTTTCAAGTTCTTTTGACATATGCCCAATCCATTCTTTTTTAACCCGATCTTGCAAATGTTTTTTATCTGGAGATGTAAGTTTAAAATCTACATTCTTTCTTAACAATGGATTATCAGGATTAAATCCTCTATTTGTGTTTACAAATAATAGAGCAAAGTTTTCCTCTTTAGCAATTTCTATAGCACGGTCAACTTCGTGTTCGTTGTAACCAAATATAATATACTGCCAAACAATTACATTTCCAAGGTCTCTGCCTAGTTTCATCATTTCCCAGACATTTTCAAAGTTTGATCCGATTCTATAAAGTTCGCTTTTTTCATCAATGCCGTCTACACCAAAGTACCAAGCGTTTGTGCTTTTGCCGTAACTATATGCTTGTTTCCACCAATCTAAAGATTGTCCACTTCCGTTAGTAGCAATACGTACTTGCTTACCATCAGACATTTCTAAAAATTTTAAAAAATTAGGATGATATATAGGGTCGGAAATTTGTCCGCAAAATGTAATACCTTTATAATAATCTAATATTTTTTGAAAGTTTTTTTCTTCTAGATCAAAAGATCTACGTATTTGATCTTGACTAGATATTTTTTGACGAATACACTGTGGGCATTTCAAAATACATCGATGCGAAATGTCTAGGTTAGGCCTAGCCCACACCTGTTGTTCTACGTAATTATTAGTAATTCTTTCCGACACGTTGTTTTACACTCTCTAATTTTTCTTCTATTTTACGAATATCATGCTCATCTTCTGTAAGTTCAATACCACACTTTTTCTTACACATATACGAACATTCATCTGGAGCATTGTAAAGTTTTTGAAAAAAGTTTTCCCATTGATCACTTGTAAAGATATCTTCTAATTTTTCATTATTTGCTAAAGCAAGTTCTGGGTCTTTTAATCCTGCCTTAATAATATGATTTAATACAGGAGGATCATCCATCCAGCAACAAGGTAGCATAAAGCCGTCACTAGTGTAAGCGGCTCCTTTTTGATCTCTTTCACCAAATGCTAAACACTTTGGCCTAATTTTCATTTAATTCCTCCACTACTTTTACAATAGGTGTTATATCTGGTTCTTTACAATCACGCCTCCAATATACACTACCACCATCTACAATCTTTTTATCTCTTAGGTAAATTATATCTTTACCGTAATACTTACACTCTTGAAAAATTCTTGGAGCAGGATCAAATGTTTCTTTGGTATACACGTAAGTCTCAAACAAGCTCATAAGATTTTCTACTGGTACAAATATATTATTATTCTTTATATTAACATACTTTTCGTCATATGTCAAGACCCCGTGGTCTGGATAATTACTAATAACTTTTTCAACACTAGCATAGTATTCTGGGTTTGTGGCTAAAAACAAGTGTTTAAACTGTATGTTATCTTTATGTGGTTTGTATATGCTAAAATTAATAGTTTTTTCGAAATGTGCTCCAATACCGTTGGGGTAAACATCAGTATCACATAGGTCAATTACTTGTGTTGGATTGTAAAACTCTAGTGCTTTAGGATACTCAGCAGGATGATTCTCTGAATAAACACTGATCACTTTGCCGCCAAATAGTCTTCGCAAGTTCTTTTGTTGTAACTCGCTATAGTCATTAAAACTTTGCCAGCTTAGAGTCATCATACTTCTGCCCATAATCAATGTTACGTCATCATCACTTGGTAGATAGTTGTCTATGTACACATGATCGTATGTAGTATATTTTGCTTTGATAGTATCAATGTATGCTAGTTGGTTAAATTTTCTGTGTGTAATGATAATAACCTGAGCAGGATATCCTGCTTTGTTAAGCATATCACAGTATTCATAACTGTAATATAATAATCCGTCAACTGGTTTGCTTGTTACAACAATGTTAATCATAGCTAATTTGTTTCCTTTACATATTTTAACATATCTCTAGCAATTAACTTTTGCGATTCTGGTCCAGGATGATCATTATCAGCTGCAAAATCAACCCAATGTAAAGACTGATTAATTAGATTTACTTTATTCCATTTAGGATATACATATTCAATATCAGTCTTGTTAGGGCCTAACTTTGAATTAAAATTAGCTTTAAAATTATACACATGACGATGTTCTTGTAGGGTATAGTTTGCTAAATTTACAGCTTCTAATGATTCAAGAAAACTATTATACGGATCATGAATCCATTTATAATAGTTTTTACACACATTGTTATTTTTTGTAGGGTGTATATTCGTTGCTACTTTTGCTAGTTCTATACTCTTAGATGTAAATACTGTTGACCTGTTGACCTCTGTCCATAATATAACTATAATGTCGTCTTTTTCTATAGTAGTGTTTAATATTTGCTGAGATATGTATCTGTTACTACACCCAGGGCGTCCTAAATTCACAACTTTTTTATCTAACATTTTTCCTAGCAATGCTGGCCAAGCATACTGACTAGGCTTATCTGCCATTACTAGGCCATTTGGTCCTTGCCTGTTAAGACAATCTATTTGTCCTTCACCATAGGTATGACTGCATCCAAAAGCAAATAATCTACTCATTAAATTGTTCCTCTAGCCATTCAAAGTTATTTATTAGGTTAAGATCAGAGCTGTTAGAAAGGCCAAACTGCATGCCAGCATTAGCACCTCGTAACGCATCTCGTCTATAACTTCCAGTAGCATAAGTAGTCCAAGTTTTAAGTCTATCATTAGTTTCCTCCTCATCTTGTCTGTTTATTGTTTTGCTTGCTAATTTAGCACATTCTCTAAAAGCACTACGCCAAGTACTAAAAGCATCTGTATCAAATGCTGTAATATTACTAACTTCGTTTATTACTTTAAATTTATCACTAATACTTGTAGTCATATCTGTAGTAGTTGTGTCCATATTAAGTGTAAGTGTTGTAGGCAACAATTTTACACCGCCATAACCATATGTTAAATCGTTGATAGGATTCTTACTATAGTAAACGTGTACTATATCTCTTTCCTCTGCTGTATGAGCAAATTTGAAGTCTTGCACGACCTTTGCGTCACCGTCTACAACATAGAAGTAACTAGTATTTGCTATCTTAGCCGCTTCAACATGAGCATTGTGTATGCCTTCAACATCTTTAATACGTTTAACTCTATCACCAAATACACCAACTGTATTAAACCTATCATAAAGGTCATTAAAATTTTCTTCGGCGTTTGCCTCGTGATAACTTATAAAGATAATATCATACATTTTTAATAATCTCAAAAAACCCTTCGTATTCAGGAAATGTATTTAAGAAATTTGTATCACGTCTGCGATCGTACTGAAGAATAAACTTAAAAAACATATGCTGTGCTTCTTGCTGTTCTTTCCAAAACTTATCCTTATTTTCAAATCTATATTCTACATCTTTTACAATACGCTGTAACTTAGCAGTTTCAATAGTTTTAAATCCTTTAGGGTCAGTATTTTCTTCCATAAATTTTAATGCCGGTTTCAAATAATCATCAACTAACTGTTGATTGGCTATCTTTACGTCTAAGAAAGCAGGATTTCTCACATAAGGAATATCAATTAGAATACGTTGGTTCCATCTGTTTTCTCCGTGATATGCCGCTTTTAAATATAGAACCCAAATTAAAAAATCTTTAAATGTAGGAAGACTAAAAATATTAAACGCACTCATAAAACTAATTTTACTTTTAGTGTTGCGAACAAAATGTTCTATATTATCTTGAAATTGCTTCCAGTCCATACCAAATCTACTGTACTCTGCTTGCGGTCCAATGCTTTCGGCACTAGTATACAATGTAAATTCTTTAATACTTTTTGTGTCTTCAAGCGTCTTAATCAACTGAGTGAACTCTTCCCATATGCCAGCAGGTGGACAACCATTAGTATTGATAGCAAACTGAAGTTGCGGTTGAGGATTGTCTATTAAATATTGAATTACCTTTTTTGTATGTTTACTTAATAAGGGTTCTCCTCCAGTGATGCGAAATGTCTGCATGTGCTTAACTGCTTCAGGAAACCACTTCCAAAATGCTTCAATATAAGGATTGTGTTCTCTTTCTGGAATTGGAGATTCGTCTGGATTGATCATATTGTAAGACCAAGTCTTTAAGTCATATGGTCCTTTTTGTTTAACTTCTTCTGTCCATTTGCTACTAAATGCTGGTCCGCAATAACTACACTTGAAGTTGCACACATTACCAAAACTTATTTCAACATATCTCGGATAAAAGTCCTGATCGCTCGAAGAATTTTTAATAGTTTCGTAGTCTGGCCAACTAAATTCTTCTGCGCTTTTATAAACTCTATCACTGAAATTATCTGTATTATCTTCAATACGCCAGCAATAGTCACACTCTCCTGGGCGTTCACCATTTAACATTTGTCTACGGGTTTCTTTTTTAAATCCCGTGTTATGTAGTGCGTTTGGATTATTTTTTAGTTCTTCTAAATCAATTTTATGTGCTTTAACGTGATGGCAACTGTGATTAATACCACTGCCTAAATGAATAGTAACTTGTGTCCATTTAGCAAGGCAAAACCCACATCCAACACTGTCTAGCTTGTCTTTTACAATAATAGGATCTTCTGGGTTTTTCATCTTATTTGAGGTCCTTGATAAACAGTTTTAAAGAATTCACTTTGTTCATGAGTAAATGGTTGTATGGCAATTGGGCATTCTAGTTCATTAATTAATCGAGAGCCATTTATAAAAATTTCGTCTACTAACACTTCCGGTGGCATTTCGTCCCTTCCAGCCCAAAGATCTTTTAGTTCATTAAAATCTCTTACTTTAATATAGTCCCAATCGTCTAGCATTGTTGCTACTAATCCTTCACGTGCTCCGAGTATAGCCCAGTCTCCGTTACTTACATCAGAGCCTACCATCATCCATACATATAACATGTGTAAATTTTTATAATGATTCTTTGTAAAAAAGTCTTCTTTAGAAATGCGTTCGCCTCTATCTAATGCTAGTTTTACGCCTTCTCTAAATCCTGCTCTCCAGGCTTGATAAGGTGTTGCGTTATTGTGTGTTGTACTAAATGTATCTCTTACTTGTATATATTGAGCATCCCAACAGAAGTCTACCTGAGCATGAGGATTGTCTGGACTTGCGTTTTCATGTGTACGCATATTCAACACATATTCTTTAGGCCAACATTTAAGTCCGCCGTTGCCATATCGAAGTCCGTTAATAACATTGTTGCCACACCAACTAATTACACACTTTGTTAAGTCTTGTGTATCGTCAAGATCAATTACTTGATTTAAAAAATTTTGATCTATAATATTGTCGCCATCAACTGTAATAAAGCGATCTGTTTCACTTAATTCAGCGCAGGCTTTGTGTGCGGCATCTGAACCATCAACTCCGTGTACACGTTTTGCCCATGGCACTTTACTTAATAAGTCAGCATAATTTTCTTCAGCATTTGGTTCATCGTAACTTAGATAAATTATATCCTGTTCTGCTATTTTTAATTTCATTACAATTCCTTATACATACATGTTGCCATATCACTGCTGGCGTAAACGCTATAAGTATCTTTTATATCAATCTTTGCTTCTTTTGGGTCCGCAATATTAAATGTAACCATATCATATAATACGTGAGGATCGCCTTTCTTTGTAAAACTAAAAGTAATCTCTTTTTGAAGATCTACATTTGTTGTTTTCATTGTGTCTATTAAATCTATACCTGTACTAATATAACATCTTTTAGCCTTTTTGTCAACTGTTAAAAGCAAATCATACATAATTAAATCGTCTACTGGTTGTAATTCTGTAAATTGGGCTTCATGATTAATGTAAATGTTCTTCTTGAGTACAAATTTTTTCTCGGTACGATTATAGGCTACAATATAATCTGTCATTTTTTCTTTTAAAGACTTAATAGGTTCTACTTCTTCTTTAGTAGCTTGTATGTATTGATAACCTTCTTCAATACCCGGACCTATACTAAAAATTTCTCCAGTCTTTTGATCAAAACAAATGTACTGCGGAATATCTACATGTAACATAACGCCTCCTCGCAAAAACTATTTTCAGTATAATGAAAAATTCCATGCTGTAAATAGTTTCCAACTTTTAGTTCATCACCGATATAGTAAGGAATAGTGTCAGTCCAAGTATCTGTTGGGTTTATCCAGTTTTGTACTTTACTTTTCATATGTACAAATGAAGCAGGTGTATATGTGTAATCTTGTATTCCATTATGTAATAAAGTAATCGCATGATTTACGTCCATACTACTTAAACTAGGTATTTGTTTAGGAGCATATATTTTATAAAAATCTTTATAATTTTCACATACACTGTTAAGTGTTTTATAATACTCTAATGCTATATTATCTTTTTTAAAATAATGAAACGCACAATAAATGTTAGGCAAATTATTTGCTGTAAACACTTTTCTATAATAGTTACTTTCTATAATAGTATTTCTATAATCTCTTACATTAGTAACAAAGCCTATACTATTTTGTGCGAAGTGTTCCCACCAATGAGAAACATCTGTTAAAAATATCATATCAGTATCTAATACAACTGTTTCGTCATACGGAGTAAGATGAAAAACTTTCCAGCGATGTTCTGTTTTATAAAAACTCCTTGCTTCTTTATCATGCCAAGGTACTTCTATAATTTTATCAAATACAGATTTATATTCTTCTGGAACTGTATCACTAGTTACTAAAGAAACATTCTTAATAGTTTGTGTAGCAATAATACTTTTAGCACACAAATAGGCTTGTTTCACATAGTCATCGCCCATTGCTACCATAATATACCCTTTAGTCATCTATAAGTTCCCCTAAACTAAACTTATTCATAACATGTACATTACATTCATCTGTTGATGCTAATATGTATTCGCCTGTATATTTCTCCTTTTCTACTAAAAATGTAAGAGAAGTATCATTAATTGTTTTAATAATATCCCTATCTAGTGTATAAAACATCTTTCCTGGTAAACTCTTTGCCCAGTTACCATCTGTAAATCCGTTCATCATATGTATAGCAATACTAAACACATGATCATTTCTAAAGTTTTTACTACCTAAATTGTATACCTGTTCATAATGCTTCCAGTTTGAAACTAAGTGTTGTAATAAGCCAAAAAATATCTTTGTTTCTTGTGTTTTTGTAAAACAAAAGCAAGTTGCCCAATAAAAAGGAATGCCTGTGTCGTTAATATATTTGAACTCTTTGTATTGTCGCCATTGGCATAGGTCGACACCGTCCTTATAAATTTGAAAATCGTGTAGACTATCAAAAGCATGTTTAAAGGAATCGTTACAAATAACATAATCTGTGTCAAGCACAAGGGTAGTAGTATACGGAGACAAATCGTAACTGTTTACTCTGTCGTTATTTTTAAATGCTAAATTTTGATGATGTAACGTGCCGTTATAGTAACGTTTGTAATTTTCGTTATTATCTTTAATCTCAATTACTTGATCAAATACATCAACATTGTACAAATCATCAATTGTAGAAGTTACTAAAGTTGTTGGTAAGTTTAGATGTTTTCGTACACGTTTAGCTAATTCTATTGCTTGCTTTATGTAATTAATTTTTCCGTTATTATGAGCAAAGCACAATACGCCATTAGACATGTACCAATCCTTCTACACTACGATTTTTGCTAATCTCTTTATAACTTGTAAGATACTTGTTTGTAGCATCAGCATACTTTTGATGAGCTAAAGTTGTAAAGTCTTCTAAGTCGTCAATTTGAATAGGAGTATTATTGTCATCGATTAACACAGTGTTTGGTGTCTTTAACATATGACAGAAAGTTAATACTTCTTTTGTAATACTAAACTTCCCGCCTTTGTAGTACAACACAAGATCACCATGGTACTTTTCGAGTAGTATGCGCTTTTGAGAATTAAGGGTAGCAGTAAAGTTTGAAAACTCAAGTGCTTTCTCTAATTTTTCATCCATAGTTATACTCCTAGTTTATAGTATAACTATTTAATCTTAGAGGTTGTCTGTGTTGCTGAAAGTTGGCGCAGTAATATTAACACTATTTGTGTTATTAGGTCTATTCATTTGCGCTGTGCTTGTTGTCGTAGCAGTAACAGCTTCATCAAAGTTCGGATTTGGACCTTTGTCTTCATTAAATGTAACACGGAATGTCAAAACCGCACCACTCTTACTTGCTTCGATCAAATAATCGTTAGCACTATAAGCACTTGCTGTCTTATTAAAAATTGTTGTAAACGATCCTGGTAAATTTGAGTATCCGTAGTTCGTACCTACTGAACCATTTGAAGTAGTTGATCTACCAAATACAACTGTACCAACACTATTCATTAAATTGCGCCAGTCATTATTAATATTTGTATTTCCTGACCCGATTGTTCCACTTAAATTAATTGTTCCGCCTGCGTTAAAAAACACACGCATATGATCAGCGCCGCTTACTGTTGTAGTGCTTCCGTCGCCGTTAGTTACACTATATCCTCCAAATGTAACTGTAAAGGTATGATTAATATCAGTTGACCAACTAGAAGTTCTTTGACTAGATGTACCAGCTTGTAATCCTAATTGATCTGCTGCCGCAGTTAATCTGTCTGCTTGAGCTGTAATACTAAGTGCTTCGTATTGAGCATACCCTTCTTTTGATGTGCTATTACTATCTTCAACTGTATCGCCTACTGTAGGCTGAGCAATTTCTGCTAGAGTAGGACTGCCAGTTTGATGATATCTAATTTTATACATATCATTATATAAGTTAACCATATCTTGTGCTGTAATAGTTGCGCCGACAGCAATAGTTGAACTACTTACTGCTTGGCCGTAACCTTCATCACCGGATCCTACACCTATTACTGCTGCAATTCTTGCTCTAATATTGTTGTACCGCGCCGCGGTAATTGTATCGCCTACTGCCATAATTCTTCCTTTTTTATACTTATACTTTAAGTACGCACTCGACTAACTTTTCTGACTCGTTGTCATTACTTTCAAGGGCAATACCTACTAATCCTGTTGTAGAAATTGTTGAACATACGCCGTCTTCCCAAGCATAAACTGCTTGTCCTTTTTTAACAGCACCTTTTACTCTTACAGGAACACGACCTTTAAGACCAATTGCTTGACCGTCTGCTTCGCTATTCATTAAGTATGCTGGCTCTGCTGATATAACACCGATTGCCATACAACTTGATTTACATGCTGTAGTTTCGGCTTCGCCGCCTACACACATTGCTGTTCCTACTGGATACTCTTGATCTGTTGTGTATTTTTCTGCTAAGTCAGCATATCTTGCACTTGTTGATATACCGTTAAATACATTAGCAGATAAATTACCACTAGCATCTCGAACTGCTACTGTATTATTTGTTGGATTAACATCACCTGTTCTATAATTTGATCCAACTTGTAAGTTAATAGCGTTAGTCGCTAAACCGTTAAACGAAGTAGCATATATATTTCTAAATTTAAAAGTACTAGTACCAATGTCATATGTTGCTGTTGATGTTGGAATTAACCCAACAGCTGAAACGTGGAATGGTTCAGTTGTTACTCCGCCTGCTGACTTAACTTTAAATCTAATCTTTTTACCAACTGTGTTTTCGATAACTAGTTCATCACCTGTGTTAGCTGGATCGATATAAATCTTACCGTCGTTTGCCGCACCGACTGTTAGTCCAGTATCGCTGAATCTTACAATATCACCAAATGAACTTTCTTGTCCTGGTGTGTTTTGTACAAAGTTTGTTGCAAGTACGCCGCCTAATGCGTCAGCATTAGATGCTGTACCGTGGAATCTATGTGCTGTCGAAGTTACACCGTTTGTTCCAGATGTTGTATTCCTTAATGTAATACCTTGTCTAACTACATCGTATCCTGTAATTACGTTAGCAGGATCTGTTTGATCAATAGTAAACTCACTAGCACTAATAATAAACACAACTGCGTCATCAACTGTACCTTTAATAATTGTTCTATTATTCTGAGATGTATCTCTTACTTGGGCAGTAACCATTGCTGATACAGTTTCGCCAATAGATTGTGGACCAATTAGGACAAATCCACCATCTGCGTTTTGTGCGTATAACTGATTATTTCCGGTATCCCACCAAAAATCACCAGTAGTTAAACCTACTGGTTGTGTGCCACTTACTTCAGCACCGCCTGTTGTTCTAAATTTTGTTCCGTCGTAAAACTTTAGTTTTTTTACCGAGCTATCAAACCAAATCTGTCCTGATAAAGGATTAGCTGGTGAATTGCCACTGGAAAAACTTTCCATCAAATGTACAAAGTTTTCGTTTTGGATTTCACCATAACCAGCATAATTTTTACCTACTAGCTTAATAGTAGTGCTTTGGTCAATGGTGCCATCTTCAACTGTGGTTAACTGTTGTCCATTTGTTAAATTGATTACATATGCCATTTATAAACCCCTAATTGTGTTATATGTATTTATACTAAACTGCCCGGAGTCAAGTCTTCAACATATACCCATGCTCCCGCAGTAATCCTAAATAGTTTAAGTGTTCTTGTTACTGTTGATGTAATAGAACCTGTTGCGTCATTAAATACAGCACTTTGAATAACACTAATTGACCCGTCATCATTTCCACCGTTATCTAATTGCTGAACTAATGTTGTACTTTCATTAAATGCTAAGTCTAGTGAAGCACCTGTTAATGTAGCAGTAGCACCTGTAGTTGTTGTACAGTGTACTCTTGCTTCTGTTCCGTCTTGCTTAATACTAACTGGAGCAATATCATTTAAAATAGTAGCAATATTTGTATGCTGTTGTGTACTTCCTGCTGTTCCTAGTCCAGTAACATCTAATGCTAACGCAATTACTTCTAAATTAATTTGACTATCAACATAATTTTTTGTAGCAACATCTTGTGCTGACGATGGATCTGAAACATTTGTAATACGCTGTGTTGTAGTAAGTGATACTGGTCCAGCAACATCAAATGTTAATCCGTTTCCACTTAAATCAGTTGACGATGATTGTAATCTTACTCCACTAAACGAAATGTTACCAATATTAGCCGATGTAAGCGCACCGATACTTGTAATACCTGGAGCACTTGTGCCGCTAATAATGTCTACGCCGTTTGCTTTGATTTTTGTTCCTGGTAATAAATTAATACTTTGATTGGTTGTCCACGACTGTGTAGCTGTTCTCCATAACCATTCTTTATCGCCTCCGGAACTTTGTACAATTATTCCTGCTTCGTCAACTTGTGTATCATTTAAAACTGTACTATCACTTGATTTGGCAAGTATAATACTCTTATCTTCAATATTTAATTCTGTAACGTCGATACTAATTGTATCACCGCTTACTATTAAGTTGCCACCTACACGCACATCTCCGCCTACATCTAATGTATAAGCGGGACTGTCATTGTATATTCCTATTCTACTATCTCGAGCTTTAACACTAATAGCATTTTGAATACCACCTGATGTACGAACTTGTAATGTATAGTTTTGATTTGAAACTTCGTTAAGTGCTATAACTCCTGCGCTTGTTACTTTGATAACATGGTTATCACCTAACCCAACAGTAAGACCGTTGTTATTTCTTACAGCAAGTGAACCACTAGTAGCATCATCCGAGTCACTAGCAAGAAACTGTGCCGCTGTTCTTGACACATTATTACTATCAACTAGTGCCGATGTCCTTAAAGCTGTGCCAGCGAAAATAAAGTCTTGGTCAACAACGTTAAATCCCTTAACAACATTACCTGAAAAGTTAGGAATTGTGTCTACGTTTTGCGGTGTAAATGAAACTTTACTCCATAACCCTACAAGTGTGCCGCCTACCCAATATTTTACAATAGTTCTACTAGTACCTGTTTGATCAAGTACTGTAATTACTTCAGGACCAGAACGTCCCTGGAACGCATTGTAAATCGGTCCTGCTAATTCTAAGTCTGTGCCGTCAAAGAAATAAAGTTGATTACTATCATTATTAATCCATAAATCTCCAGCAACCATAACAGGCTGCTGTGGTCCGACAATTGGTCCGCCACCTGTTGTCCAATTAGCACCAGTATAAACTTTTAAACGTGATACACTAGTATCCCACCATATTTGTCCAGCAAGCGGTGTCGGAGGAGCAGAAGAACTAGCAAAGTTTTCAAGCATTTTAACAAAGTTTTCGTTAATTGCTTCGCCGAATCCAGAATACCCTCTACCAACAAGGGTTAAATCTGACGATGTAGAATCTATCTGTCCGTCTGCAAGGTTAACAAGTAACGCCCCGTTAGTCTTATTAATTTGATATGCCATCTTAGCCCCCAACTCCTGTGTAAATAATATATTTGACTGTTAAGAACGGATTCATAACATTAAATGGTGTGCCTAGTTCAGTAACATCGAATGTTTCATACTCTTCAAGTCCTGTGTTTGCATTATAAGTAATGTTTCTTCTGTTTAGAACACCGCCTGATGAAGTTCTTGCTTGTCCTGCTCCTGAGCCTGTAGGAGCATCATATGGAATAGTATCAGCATCCTGTTGTACGCCACTATCATCAAGTATTACATAAAACTGTGCACCTTTTGGAGATCTTAAATCATGCTCGTGTTCTGGTAAGTTTTTAACATCAATAGATCTGCTTTCAACACCTGAACCAAGGCCAACTATATCAGCGTTAACGTCTGAAACTCTGTTAGCACTTGTACCTCCCATATTATCAGCACCTAGGGCAAATCTACCTCTAAAGTCAGGAAGTCCAAAATTACCCGATGTAACTTGGCTTTGGTCTTTGAACTGATATAAAATTGTGTTATACAAAGTAAGATAATCTGAAATTTTAACTTCTGATCCGTCGCATAATAACCAACCACCCGGTACTGATTGTCCGCCATATGGTACAATAGTTCCTACAGGAATAACTGGAACACTACTAACTAGTGCTTGTTGTGATATTTTAAATACTCCAGTGTCATCGCCCGAAATTCTGTTGATAATAATTTCATCATCTCTATTAGGTGATGTAACTGATTGTTTACCAGCAATGAATGTATTACTAATAGACGTATTAAATGTCTTAGCAGTGCCGCCAACTTGTCCGTCAAATGTAATTTGGTTTGAACTAACATCTCCTGTTAATTCAAAAGTTGTTGCTGATGTTAACTTATTAGCATTAGTGGCGCCGCCTGTAACTGTACCTGTAATATTACCAATTAAGTTTCCTCTGAACTCAACAGCATGTACAGCTGACCATCTTTTTGTTGTTGATCCTAATGAATGACTTTGTGTAGCTAGTGGTAAAATACTTGCTGTTGTACTTTCACCTGCTACATTTAAATTTGTACCTACAAATAGTTTTTTAGCAATGCCAACACCGCCGCTAATTTTAACTGCTCCTGTGCCGATACTTGCGCTATCTGTTGTACCTTGTATAATTAAATTTTCGCTCGATTGTATTGAGCCTTGAACATCTAACGCTTCAGCAGGACTTAATGTATTAATACCAACTTTTTCTGTTGAGTCGATTCTAATAACATTTTTCTGTACACCTAAGTTATTAACTTTAAAATCAATCGGTGCTCCTGATGTTAAGTTAGTAATGACGCCTGATGTACCTTGTACATCAAATGTTACAGTAGCAGTTTGTCCTACTTGTAAACCTTTGTTATTACTAATAATAAGTTGTTCGTTTGATGTACTTGTGACATCGTTTCTTAAAAATTTACTTGCGTCAACTTTTACACCGTTAACTACAAGATTTTCTGCTTTTTCACTTGTACCTAAAAATCTTCCAATGCCGTCGCCACTAATATTTAGACTCGATAAGTTAAATCCTGGTTGGATTATTGTAAATCCTGGAATAGTTGTTTTTGGCTGGAATGTCCTTGTACTATAAATTGCTAACGGAGATCCTGCTACTTCAACTTGTAGTATCGTGTAAAGTATATCATCTTTTCCTGTTACCACCGCAGGTTTAGCACCTGTAAGCAAGCCGTCACTATATTCAGGTCCGACTAGTGTCCAGCCACTACCTGTAAAAATATACAACTGATTATTATCTGTATCCGACCAAAGATCACCTTGTAAAGCATTTGCTACCTCAGGTGCTGTATTTCCTTTTTTAAGACCACTAGCATTAACCCATACTGTACCGTCATATAGTTTAAGTGTGTCAACTCCTGTTGAACTATCGTACCATAACTGTCCTTGAATTGGGTTTCTTGGAGCAGATGTACTAGCAAAATTTTCTAATTGTTTTAAAAAGTTTTCAGCAATAACTGACCCATAGCTAGTAGTGTTACGTCCAGGAATATCTAGACTTGTTTGTTGGTTAATTGTACTATCTTCGATTGATATAGTACCTTTGTTAGTGTCTGAGTAGTTAATTGTATATGCCATTATTCACTTAGCCCCGATAAACTTTGTACACGCACAGTATAATCAATTTGAATAAGTCTATTCAAACTCTTTTGTACTGGGTGGAAAATAACATGAGTAAGTAATCTACCTTGTCCGGATGGGCTATAACTTACTAGTCCTAGTTCATCAAAAACATACAAACTATCAGCATTAGTAGCATTATCAACAGCATCTTGACCTGCTGGTTCGCCGTAATCAAGTAGACAACTAACAACAATATCTGTATAGTTAGTACCACTTACGTGTCTTGATTCAATTTTATTACGTGCCGGGTCTGTATTGTTAACACTTCTGTCATCAACTACTTTAATAAAAGTTTGATTATACAAACTAGCATTTGTGCCTGTACTGTTAGGCGTAAGATATGTAATAATTCCTGTAGGATCAATACTTGTACCACCGTTGCCAAATGCCATCTGATAAACAAATCCTTCACCTGCGTTAGCTAAACTTTCAGCTAATGAAATACTCATGTTTTCATAGTGAATAGCGTTTCTTTTATCAATAAGCACTTCGCCCGACTTAGGGTCAGTAATCTTAATATGTCCTTGGAGCATTACTCCGTTTTGTTCTTTAATAGTGTCTATCATAATTTTTTCCTACACTGTATTTATTTGGGTAGCTCCACCTTTTCTGCCTTAAAGAAACGTGCAACCAAACTTTCTGCATCATTTAGTGATTCTCCGTGATCTGTCCATAATGTACCTGTTCTGCGTACAACTTGTATTTTAACACCATCACCAGGCTTATTTAACAATGTTACAAACGGTGTTGTTCCATCTACTGAAAACTCTGCTGGGGATGTAATATCAGCTTCTGGAGAATCTTGATCTTGTGTTGCGTCAAATAATTGGATAGCATTTTTACGAAGTCTTTTACCACCTACAAATACCTCAAATTCATTTACGCTATTTGGTGTAAATCCTAACTCAAAAACCTGTGTTGAATTATCACCTATAATCTCATCAATAGTAGTAGTATCTTTATAAGGAGCTGTTTGTGTATTATCAGCATTATAAACGTCACTACCTGCTAAATGTAAAGTTTTTGCTCCTGTACCAAGTGTTGATCGTTGTATTTGACGTAATACGTTACCTTGTTTAATTAAATATTCAATACGTTCGCCATTTACAAATATAATACCTGGTATAGCACTATTTTTATCTGGTGCGCTAAGTGTACTAGCATCTTCTAACACAATTTGTTTATCTGTTATTTCTAAATCAATTGCTAATTTTAATGGTGCTTTGTCACCTAGACGTTTATAGATATTTCTGTTTAAAATATCTTTAAACTGACTGAATCCAAATTTTGGAGTTACCGGTCCTAACGCACTGAATTGTATAATTTCTATAACACTATTATCATCAAAACTTGTTTTATATCTTAAATAGTTTCGATCATCAGTTAATATGTAGTCTACACTAGGTGTTTGTAGTACACCGTCAATAGTTAACCAAACATACTGAGCATCAATAGCCGTATATCTTAATTTAATAAGGCCGCCTTGTAAACGCTTAAATTCTTTAAAGTCTTCACTGTTTACATTTACTTCAGTTCTTGAAACAACATCATAATTGATTCTTTCAAAATCCATACTATCGTGCTTATTAAATGTGTATACTGTAAATTTCTCGCCTTCTGCCGGAGCTGTTTTTAATTGTATATCGGAACCGCTATCAACCCATGTGTCTTGATTGTTAATAGATTGTACACTACCAAACGCATATTCGCCGTCGGTTCGCAAATATACTTCTAATGTGTCGCCTGTTTTGCCGATACCTGGTTCAAGTATAATACTACTATTTGATGGTCGAATATTATATTCAACGGCAATAGTTAGTTCTACACCATTTAGTAATACTAGTATATCGCTACTATCAAACGATCCTACTGGTGATTGCCAAATTTTAAGATAATATTCTCTAGTACTAGTAACTTCAAACTGTTGATTATATCCAGGATTTAGTAATCTATTTCCTTGCTTTACAATTACATTATGACTATTTGGCTTTGCGCTATAAGGAGTTTTAGCTAATGAAAATACTTTTGTACTTCCGTCTCCAATAAACTCGGTTGTTTCAATTTTACTAAAACTGTCTGTCTTACTATAGATAGCATAGTTAATTAAACTATTATCAGCAGGCGCAGTACCAAATAGTATAGTTGCTTTAGGATCAGCATCGTCGGTACTATCGTCATTTGGACTTGTTACCAATACACTTTCAACAATCTCGCCATTAACTGTAGCAATATAATCTAATTCATCTGTAAATCTTGCCTTTGTAACGTACTGTATAGTAGAACCGTCACCGATAATTTCTCCTTGTTCAAGAATGTTTTCACCATTGCCACTAATACTAACAATGTTTACTTCAGATCCTAAACTAGGTACTGTTGAAAGTTTAACTGTTTTGTTTTTATAATTTACAGTAAACTGTGATTCAGCTTGTATAATACTATTCACTGTAACAAATAATCCGTTTTTATTCTGAGGTTGAATTCCAAAAGTAAATGTATTTTGTATACCATCAGCACTGTAACTATTACTTGATAGTATACTGCCGCCTTCTGAAGGTCTGTGATAAACTTTAATATCTACTGAGTCAAGTACTTGTCCTGGTACTTGTTCTTCCGGACCTTTACTAGTAGTTGGTGTAACAAATCCGTCACCGTCTACTATAATTTCTTCTGGATTTATTCCTTTAGCAGTACCAAATGCTAGATTGCCGCCTTGTAATAATGTATCGTATGAAGTAGGATCTGGAATAATCGAACCGTCTGATGATTTTTTACGTACAACTACAACATCGCCATTGACAAATCTTTGTACATCCATTAAAATAGTAACAGTATCAGTTGTACCGTCACCAGTTAGTGATTGTAATACAGCATTTTCATTAGTTTGAGCATCTGTACCAAAATTTGAATCGTCAATGCGTACACCATTCAAATATATGTTATATTCAATTCCATCTTCTAGCGGTGTACTAAGCTGAAATACTTCAGTACTTCCGTCTAGTTGGAATATTTCATCTTCGAATGTAGTATCAAATGTATCATATGTTGTTGTAAACCAAGCATCTGAATCCCAGCCTGTTCCAGAACCAAAATCAAAGCTAGTAACTTCTACGCCGCCGTAGTCAATTCCATCTAGTAACTGACCAAGATCATTACCGTATTGTCCTGTGGTTGGATCATAATATAAATTAATTCTATCTTGCGCTTGTAATAAATCTGGAGATTTGTTATACGTTACTGATATTTCTCGACCTAATGATAATGCTGTTGTAAAGTTAATTCTTCCAAAGCTACGTGTAAATCCTTTTGATGTGTCGTTAACATTTTCAAAAGTGTATTCGCTTCGTAATAATTCTAAGCCATCTAGTAGCACAGTGATATTTGTTGATTTTAGTTGCATTGGCCATTTTAAGTCTTGCTGTAATTGATCTACTGTACTAGTAAACGTTTCTGTCTCTGTTAGAGTTTGGAACAAATATGCGCCGGTAACTCTATCAAACTTAACTCTTATTGAAGAAGATTTAGCTTTGCCGTTTCCGAAGATCGCACTTAGTCTAGCAGGTGTGCCACCTTCTTCGATTGATCCAATCACTTGTATAACTGGTGTTGACAAATAACCTGAACCACTGTTAGTAACGTTAACTGATGTTATCTTTCCGTTACCAATAAATGCTTGCGCTGTTGCTCCGGTGCCGCCGCCGCCGATAATTTGTATTATTGGTGCTACATTATATCCAGATCCTGCGTCAGCAATAGCAATACTTGTAATTTCATATCCTACATTGTCAGCCCATGCTTTTGCTGGATATTCTGTTATACGAGAATTATCTGATACAATTTGACCGTCAACAATTTGTACACTTTGTGGAACAATTTTTCCTTCAAGCTCACTATAAAACGGCGGTAAATCAAAATCAGTAATATTGTTTAATGATGTTTCTAGTTTTTCATACGAACTTAAATATTCTCTAATTTTAGTCTTGTATGGTTTCATTTCTTCTACATATTTTTCATAACTAGGAAGACTATCATTTTTAAATGTTATTCTTTGAGATAATTCACCAACATTATGTTTTGCTTTTACAAAACTTGTTTTAATTGCCCAATCTACATTTAACTGTTCTGTAAATACATATTTTAAACTAGCAAAAAATAATTGATTCCAATGAAGTTGTAATTGGTCAATAAAGATTTTATTTTTAATTGCGGCAATAATTTTGCGCATTTCTTTTACAGGTTCTGTATCGTAAAAAATCTTATCGTAACTAGCTCCGTCAAATGCTATGTTTTCGCTTGCGACATCATATAAGCTATCTAAAAATTCAATAGTTCCATTTTCTCTACCAATTGTACTGTAGTTTACACTGTAATCAGTTGTATCTTCATTTGCTATTTTCTGTAACAATAGCCAGCCGCCGGTTCCAATATTATTAATTTTAACAACATCGCCTATATTGTCATCTAGCCCATATAACTGATAACTAGCATCAATAACATTATTAATAAATGTAAATTGATTGTATTCTGGAGCATACCAGTCAATGTATTTCCAATAAAGATTTACATCGTAACTTTGTGTAAGTGTTCTTTGATATTCAGTACCGTCATATTGGAACACACTCCACTTACCGTTAATATTTTCATCATTCTTAACAAGTACAGCAAACTTACGTAAAGTAATACGTGTATTACTACTATAATTCTTGCCAGGATTAATAATTTCTACGTTACTAATTTTTCCAGCAGTGTCTAAACTTAAAGAAAGTTCACCGTTACTACCTTGTGAATCTGTAATAGTATATGTTGGTGGATTAATATAACCTTCTCCTGGGTCTGTAATTAATACGTTAATAATACTACCGTTTTCTATTTCTAGATCAAGCACCGCAGGTTTAACACGAGCAACGCTAACAAATCTAATTTCAGCATAAGTATCGGCTGTTGTGTCGAATATACCTGTTGCGATTGTTGGTAACGGATCAAACTCTGTTAGATCTGTTAAATCAAAATCATCCACAATTAAATTTTTCTTAAGAACGCCGTTCACTCTTTCTATAAACTGTTTACGTGCTTCTGTTTTATTAACAAACCAGCTCTGTCTTGGTTCATTAAGAGATCCATATTTTTGATTTTTAGAAAGATTGATATCCGGAACTGGACGTTCATTAATATCAAATCCTACCAAACTATCGACCCATTTTTGTTCAATTACACTATTTGGTATACTTGTTTCTAAACCATCGCTAATAATCTGATATTGGTTATGAACATTTTGTTCTTGATTTGAAATAGTCCACCAATTGAAACTAAGTGCTACATCTCTATCTTTTATAAAACTACGACAGTTATATAAAGCATATCTATTATCGCCCAAAAGAGCAACAAATCTATGTCCAACTGATGCTGGATCTGAAATATATCGACCAACATCAAATGCCGAAACAACTCTGTTTTCAATAGCAGGAATTGTACGTTTGTCTTTTACCCAATAGTAGTAGTAATTAGTAAACACACCTGATACAGTATTATATTTTCTGCGCTTAGAATAAGCACTGTCACCGTATTTAGAAGTACCGCTAATTCCATCTGATAGTCCTGTTTCAGTGCCTGATTGTACGTCCCACTCACTTGGTAGTAGAGTGCTTTCTACCCATTCATAAACATCAACTGTTGTACCTTCAAATAGTGTATTAAAATTATTAGTACTTTCAGTGATATCTCCTTGATGGTGATTAATAAATCTAGCACTATCAATATCCCACCAAAGTTTTCCTACAAATTCAGTACTTGTATAATCTAATTCTTGTGGACTGATACTAGCATCTGTGCTTATATTGTATCTACAAGGATCGTAGCTTATCTTAAAACTAAGTTCTTGTTCAGCAGGACCGGCAATTTTCCCTTGAATAGGATCAATATAATCAATATATGTTACCAGACTATTATCATTTACATCATAAAGAAATACACCTTTGAATTTTTCAGTATCAGCTGGTAATACTGGAACTCTAGCAGAATCCCATGCCTTTGATAGTAATGGTTTTCTATATTCAGCAACTACTCCTCTATCTTGAATACCGTTAGTAATAGTAGCTTGCTTAGGCAAGCCAACGTAAACATGATTGTTCTTAACTTTCAAAAAACTACCAAAATCTTCAGTATCTGTATTATAACTAAAGTCTTGGCCGTAAAGTAAACTATCATTAACACTTTCGTATATACTAACTAACCCACTATTATTATCAGTAGTTAAGAATGAAGTATTTCCTCTGTCAAAAGAAGTAATTTTATCAAATGTTGTTGTACTTTCTATGTCGCCGCCTTTAGATGTAATAGCAAGTGTTTCGCCGTCAAAATCTAACTTACTACCAAATCTAGTATTCGGAGTTTTATCTTTAGGTCTAATAGTTTGCTTATATACAAACGAATCACCGTCTTGTACATATACATATACAGCACCGTTAGATCTACTTGTATCACTATTGAACGATGCTCCTATAGCAATTTTCTTCCCGTTATTACTAATAGCAACGTCTTCTCCAAAATGTTCTGTAAGATCTGATGGTTCAATTATTTGACTGTAAATGTACTGATCATCAACTTTTCTATATACAGCAATTTTTGTGTTTGGAACAGCACTATCGTCAGTATTTAAATATCTAACTGTAGTAATTAATACATTGCCGTCTTTACTAACATCAAATGCTTCGCCTACTTCTTCTAAAAACTTTTGGTCAACAGTACTTTCTGTAATGCTAAAGTTAGTATCATTTGGGACATACCCTAATAGATCAATTCCACTTGTAACTTGTTCCCATAAAAGCGAATTAAATGCTCCTGGAACAATGTTACTTTTAGACTTATATACTGCGTCTCCAAATTTTACATATTCTCCTGTAGTATAACTTGCTTCTATTCTATGTAGACCTCTATATAAAGGTTCATTACCTATAGCCCAATCTTCATTATCGTTTTTATCAACAAAGTAAATTTTTCCGTTGTTTACTTCTGTTCCATCACCTTTAGCATGTACAAACAATCTGTAACCTGAGGTTGACTGAACAAATTTAAGCTGGTTTCCTAATCTACGATTATTTTCACTCTTTGGTAATGTGTAATAACTTACTAATTGATACGTTAAACCTTTCTTTTCATATACAGCAAACGCACCTTCGTTCTCAAGTCCACTTGATGTTCCTTCAGCTGTTAATGGAAGATTATAAGTTCTTGTCCAATCTAAGTTTATTGCGCTGGGCGGTGATGCTGTTTCAAATATTCCACTTACTGTAGTAGTTTCGTACAAGAAATACTCTAATGATTGTAATGTATTAGTTGTTGGTATTGGAATATTTTCTCCTTTATCAATAACTAAGAGCGGTCCAGAGATACTATTCTGATGATGTACTGAATTAATAGGCCCAATAGTTCTCAATGTGCTATCATTTTCAATAAACGTAGCATTTGAATCTTCACCAAAATCACTACCAACTGACATTACACCTGTTTTATTTTTAAAGAAAATTCTTACAAGTCCAAATTCTCTTTTAACATAAGTAATTTCTGCCGACTCGCCACTTGTGCTATCAGTGATAGTGTTTCCTACTTGAGGAATAAACGGATCACCTTGTAGATTAAAGTTTGTTAATCTAACATCCATAAAGCCGTCCCATACATCATATACAGTATGCTCTGAGTTATTAATATAATCAAAATCTAAACCTATCGGAGTCGGTGTTTGTAGTTGTCCGTTATAAATTATATCGTTGAGCCAAACTTTAATCTTATCGCTAGACGCAACACTTGCTCCAGCAACTGCTTCTGATCTTATAAACCACTTGCTATCGATTCTATCAATTAAAGTTGCGCCTTCAGTATGAGACAATGTTCCAATTAAAGATGGCTGTGTTGGTAATGAAATATCTCGTTGTATTTCGACATCTAAAATATTTGTAAATACCGGAGTAGGAGTTAACAAATCTCCTTCTACTTTAATAGTGTTAATGACTAGTTGTGGGTCAGTTTCTTCTAACTCTTCAGAATTAAATGTAGATCCTACTTGAACTTTCCACCAACCGCTATGATAAGTGTCATTAGAGTCTAGTATAACTTCGTAATCGCCGACTGTAACATTATTTTGTGTTAGAGTTCCTACACCAGCAAATGTACCGTTGATATCGTCAATATAAACTGTCATTTGATTATCGTTGTTTACTTTTCTGTAAACAACTATAGCTTTTCCTGAATCAGTTTGTACTGTACTACCAACATCTGGAACACTCAAAGAACTTTCAATTTGTAATACCTTTTGTACTTTTTTGTCAATTACATGTTCGCCATTTAAAAATGCTTCAGTTAAAACTGGGTCGTTGTTAAACGGAGCCTTACCTGCTTGATTAGCAGTAGTATATCTATTCCATTTTAAGAACAATCTGTCGCCGGGTTTAGTTCCTTCAAATTGTTCCTGTTCTGCTCTAATTAAAATATGATCTGTTGCTTCGTCTGTACCAAGTCCATAATCACCTCTAGCAATATACACACGCTCTGGATAGCTGTTTGTATTACTATCATATGTATTTTTTAAACTTTGTTGGTTACTAGAAGTAGAAGGGAATACTTGTATACTATCTCCTTCAATAGTACGTTTAGCTTTCCATAATTGTTCATCGTATAATACAACATCGTTAGCAACATAATTTTCTAAACTTCTATACTCACCTTTTAATTTACTTTTTAGATTACTAGCGTTTGGAGATCCAATAGCAAGATATTTCCCGTCATCTGACATTGCTACACTTGTACCAAAGCCTCCATTTTGATCGTATAAAAATGCTTGTTCATCAATTTGCTGTAAATATCCAAAATCTGTATTATCGCTCGGACGAGCAAATACATATACCGAACCGTTAAGATCTTTAGGAGCACTAATTGCTATAGTATTGTTATTATCACTGACATCGAAATCTTGTCCAAAATCTTTTTGTGTACTGTCTAACAGTCCTGCTAGTGTATTTTTAATGTCTGTTTTTAATTCAAATACTTGTTTATTTTTTAAAACTAACCATTTGCCAGTATCGTCGTCATCGACCCAAATAGTGTCATTATAATCAGTGGGCTCATTTCCTAAATTAAACTGCTTACTGCCTTTAATAATATCATTTGCTTGCGGTATATTTTGTAATCTATAGTTATCAAATTTTGTTACATATCCCGAAACTTCATCAATAGCTGTAATACTGTCTGTAGTTTTAAGACTTAACACATTTAAGTTTATGTCACTAATTTCGTAAAATCCGTCAACTTCATCAGTTACGTCATTTATCCCAATAATGTCGCCAATAGCATGATTAGAAGCAATATTAAGTGTAATATCAAATTTAGAATTATCACTATCGCCTATGCTTGTAATTTTTTCTAATGTTTCTACATGCTTATATACTCCCCAAGTGCTTGGCATCTTAGACGATGCTGTCCAAACATAAGAGTTAGCCGGAATATCAATAAGTTCTTTTCCGGTAATATCTGTATAATTTACTAGTTGTAAGTTTGTATCATTTGGATTTACATATCCTGCTGTTTTAATATAACTATTAGAATCGTTATAAAAT